CTATAATTAATATTGCTATCGCGGTTCATCGCAATTTTGTTTTAGAAATTGTTATGAACCACAATTAATTTATCGGTAGTCTGGCCCTCTAACTACTTGTTGGCCTTCTATTTTCTCGATAAAATGTTTGCAATTCATCATAATAAAAGTTACTAAACATAACTACTATATAAACTTTTCGGTTTTAGAACTCCAAGAGAGGGATTTGAACCCCCAGAACACAAATGGTTCACAGGTTAGCAACCCGCTTGGAATAACCAGATTTCCATTCTTGGAAAAAATATGTATCATTAATTACTGATATAATCAATAACTAGTGATACAACGCTGCAGATCAGATTCGAACTGATAAGCCACAATCGGACTGATGCTTTTCAAGAGCATTTGCTAACCACTCGCCTCTACAGCATAAAATATGCGGGGTGGGATTTGAACCCACGCGTTAGTCCTATGACACTGGATATCTCAGTTGAACTCTCTTGAGTCAAGCTCCTAAGTGTAGCCCTCAAGGAAATCTCTTTCACTTAAGTCCAGCCCGTTCAACCGAACTCCGGCACCCGCATATGAATGGGGTATATCGGACTTGCACCGATGTCTTCTGGGTTGGAGCCAGACATACTTGCTACTATACTAATACCCCTTAAAGTTACTGCTCGGACTCGAACCGAGAATCTACTGGGTTGCAACCAGTTGTGTTACCAATTCCACCACAATAACAAAAGCTGACGGTGAGATTCGAACTCACTTGAGGCTGTTTACAAGACAGCTGCAATCCAATTTTGCTACGACAGCATATGGAGCGGTCGGGGATCGAACCCGAAGTCTCTTGATTGCAAGTCAAGTGCATTACCAGTTATGCTACCATCCCAATAGCGAGTACCAGATTTGAACTGGTGGTCTTTAGGTCATGAGCCTAATGGGATACGGATAAATCCTCCAAACTTCCCCAACTCGCTATACGTTGCCACTAGAAATCGAATCTAGTCCTCAAGATTAACAATCTCGTGCATATACCAATTTGCTATAGCAACATTATGTTTTTAATTATTGCCTCAATCAAGGCTTAGAAATCATTGGCAATATTTTTAATTGGTGGACCAACTACATAAAAGCATATTCGCATTATTTAGTGTAGTCGTGTTTACCATTTAAATTACCAAAATCTTATTGTTATCGGTTGATAATAATAAGGAGTTTATTATATATAAGCTACTAAAAACAACTAGTATATAAACCTTTCGGTTTTATACTCTTTTATTTAATTTTATTTGTTTATTAATTTTTTTAATGCTTTAATAATTTTTGATTTTTTCCAATAAGCTTTAATCTCATCTTTAAAACCAATCTCAACTGCCATATCATTAAGCTGGTCTTTAGTCATCTTTTTAAGATTAACTTTTTCATCTTCAGTTATTGCTCTACATGCATCTTCTTCAATTTTTTCTAAATCTTTAATTAATGAATCCTTAGTATTTATGTCTTCATCAACTGATTTTTCTTCAACTAGTTCTTCAATTAGTTCTTCAACTAGTGTTAGTCCATCCATTGGTTGAACTCCCTCTAATATTTTATTTTCTACTTCTTTTGCTTTTTCTCTTTTTTCTTTTATCATATCACTTATTGTTCTCATTTTATTACCTCTATTCCTTTTTTATCAAAAAATGTAAGACCAAAGTCTTTAGAGTTTCTTGTGATTATAACTTTTTTATTTTCTATTGCCAAAAAAGGATGCTCCATTGTTTAGTTCCCTCATTATGTCTGCTCTCGCATCCATAAGGATTATGGTTTTTTCTTTCTCTGGTAATGAATCAAACTCTGCGTTTCTTATTCTTTTTATCTCTGTTTTCATTCTGTTTCTTCGCTTTCTAACTTTGATTAAGCATTCTTTGCTACAATATTTTTTTAAGTAATGTGCATTAGGCATTAGCTTTCCACATTCAACACATTTTTTATCTGGTCTCATTTTCTCTCACTATATCCCAATCATATCTATAAAAGGCCTCTTGCTTGAACAAGCTTTCACCCCCATTGCTAATGAAATCGCTGTATCATCATGGCTACTTTTTGATAAATATTTTGTATTTCCACCTTGTATTTTTTCTTCTTTAAAACCAATTAGTTCATTAAATAAGATGTTAGTATAAGTCATAGTTAAGGGGCATTCTGGGTCTCTTGGTATTATTAATTTAGCATCTTCTATTGCTATTTTTAAAGCTATAAGTAATTGTCCCCTGGCAATACTATGGAATGATTGTTCAACTACTGGAAGAAATTCTTTTCTTAAATCTTGTAATACTGCAGCCCCTATTCCATTTGGATCTAAAATTATTTGGTGACAATCGTGTAATTTGTAAAGTGATGTTAATCTTTTAACCTTTGCACTCTTTGGATAACCTTTGTGCCTTTCACCATGTTTTAAATAAATATGATTATCTAATAATTCTACAATGGTGAATGCATCAAAATCTGCTCTTGGCCCTTTTGCTACTGCAAAGTCTGCTGCAAGAACCCTATAACCTTTTTCTCTATCTAATGGTTTGGATTCAAACCTTGAGTTTTCGTCGAAACAATTAACAATATCTTCAGAAGGATAAATTGGGTTTTCTGCTTGTGCAGTTGAGTTTAATAAGTATTCTTGTTGGAATGCTCTTTCACCAGATGTTCTTCTTATTTTTTCTATTTTACTCATTGGGTATTTTTCTTCCCAATTAGATTTTCCTTTTTCATTTAAAACTGGAACTTCAAATGTTACCCATTCTTTATTATTTTTAAGTTCATAACATAAATCAGTTGGTTGTTCTGGTGTGGTCATACAGAGTTCCTTTGCGTCTCTCATGTGACCTGTTCCTTCAATAACTCTGTGGAAAATAGAGTAACCTTCATCATCAACACATTTACTTGATTCATCAACAATTATGTAGTCTGTTCTTAATCCTGCAATTGTTGGTTTATATGCTTTAGTATACACGTTACATTTTGTAGAAGTTGTCATGTATTCTTTATTCCAAGTATCTTCTCTTGAATCTGGTCTTAGTTTTTGTAAGAACTCATTGTCGTTAATGTGGGTTTTTATCCTTTCCATAATTTTCCAAGCAAAATCTCTTGAGTGGCTTGTTATTAATATTTCTAATCCTCTATTGTACCACATTAACCAAAGAGTATACATTACAGCCATTATTTCTGTTTTAGCGGATCCCCTGTGTGCAATAAGATTAACTTTACCATACTTCTGCATAGCATTAACCCATTCTTTTGCAAACCAACTTAGTGTATAACCAGAAACTTTTTCAATCCAATATACTGGATTTATATAACCTTTTATTGCAAATAAACTATATTCTTCGTTACCTAAAACTTCGTTTATTGTTCTCATATACTTACTTAAATTACACTCATATATAAACTTTACGGTTTATTTTGTGATTAAAAAACCGAAACATTTATATAGTAGTTATGTTTAGTTACCCTTATAGTATATATTATTGGCTACTAATATGGGAAATAACAAACTAGTTACTAAAATAAAACAATTCTTTTCAGACAGAAAATATATACTTTCTTTTATTAAACAGTTTCTAATAATTGTTATTGTTTATGGCATACTTTTTAATTTCGCATTAAATTCATTATTTTATTTAACATTTAATATACAAAATATTTTATCATTAGGTTTTTTATCATACTTCTTAAAAGAAGAAATACCTGATGTTGTTAAATCTTGTAAAATTTAAGAGGTAGTACACAATGAGAACAATTTCCAGGCTATTATTTAATAGTAAAACGGCAGAGCTAGCTATTCCAACAAACCCACAAGCTGACATTATGGGTGGGGCTCCTAAATCTATAAAAACTTCTGAAAAAGAATATAATCGTGTAGAGCCAGAAGAATTAGAATTAACATATATGATAAACCCTATAGTTTTTAATTCTATAAATAAGATAACACAAACAATTATGAGTGCAGATCATAAGATAAGTGCAAAGGATAAAAGTGTTCAATCATTCTTTAGAAATTTTACAGAATCACTTGGGACAAGGGGTTCAGAGATAACTTGGGATGATTTGTTATCACAGACTTTTAAGAATCAATGTATTTTTGGAAAATCATTTGTTGAAAACATACTTAATAAAGCTGGTGATAAAATAGTTGATTGGGATATGTTAGATGTTAAAAGAATTGAGTACGCGAAGGATGCGGAAGATAATGTTGTTTTAGATAAACATGGTAATCAAGTTGGTTACTTTCAGATTTTTCCAGATGGCACAATTGTTCCAGATGCAGTAATTAATAAATCAAAATCAGAAGCACCAGAAGGAGTTGTTGTTCCAGATAATGCAATTTATTTAAGTAAGAAAAGAGTTGCACAATTTAAATTATATAATGTTGGTGATGGATTTTATCCAATAGGCTTAGTCGAACCAATTTATAAAGTAAGTCTTAGAAAATTAAACATGGAGGATGCTCTTGCAAACGCAATATATAGGCACGGTTTCCCAATAGTTTATGCAAAGCTAGGTGATGATATGCATGAGCCAACACCACAACAAATAATTAATATGAATGGTAAGTTAAAGAATATTAATTTTAGACAAGAAATTACCACACCTTACTATTATGACTTAAAAATATTAGAATCCCAAAAGGCAGAGAAACTTAAGGAACATTTAGATTACTTTATAGAACAAGAAGTTTCTGGCCTTGGAATCCCTGAGCCTTACGCTACAGGAATAGGTAGGGATACTAATCGTTCCGTATTAGATAATCAATCAAACTTGTTTAGGCTTACGCTTAGAGATATTGTGGAAAAAACTACAACAGCCATAAGGTTACAATTATTTGCACCACTTGCAAAGGCTATGGGATTTAAAGAAGTTCCAACAATTGATTGGGACATAATTGGTGTAGATGAACAAGATAAAAAAGCTAAAAGAATTATTGAATATGTTAAAGCTGGGATATTTAGCTCACAAGATAAAGATGTAGTTAATTTAATAAGGGGGATGGAATATTTGGGGACAGATTTAGATATTGACCCGATTACTCCAGAAGATGAAGAACCGCAAAGCGAAGATGGTGTGAGAGAGGGGAAAGAAGATGCCAAAGATAATAACTGAAAGATTAAAACAAAATATAGAGGCTTATTCAACTAGTCCAGAAACTGCAAAAGGGATTTGGGGGGGGAGTGTCAGTTTAATATTATCAAGTAAGTTAAATAATAGGTTGGCGGGGAAGTTGTTCTATTTAGTAGGAGATAATTATAGTGAAAATCTAGCTTATGGTATTATAAAATTAATGCCTGGGGAAAAAGTTAGAAAAAATGATTTACCAAAACTTTCAGAACAACATGGTTTAACCAATGAACAAATTGAAAAGAAATGGCCAAATAAACAAGTCCTTTATTCATATAAGTTCAAAACCTTAGATATCTTTCCATCCCCCATCCTAGTAAAAGTTGATCCAAAAACAAAAATAATAGAAAACATGGGAACTAATGATGATATTTCTGAAATCGAATTAAATAAAAATCTTTTTAATGATATAATATTAAGTGAGAACTTTATAGGTTTTGAAGGTAACTCAATTTATATAAATGAAGCAATAGATTTAAATAATATTATAAGGGATAAGTTAAGTGAAGAATTACCATTTAGTCAATATGTTAATTTTAATAATGGTAATGTAGAATCAGGAGTTTATAGATTGAAACTTGAAAAAATAAATAATGATGTCACACCATTAGTAGAAGTTCCAAATAATAATAAAGAAGAATTTGAATTTGATGAAGAATTAAAAAGCAAATTGAATGATTCAACAAAATATGCTATTGAAGAAGTAATGTCTGATGATATTGTTATAATACAAAAAAGTGGTGAAGACATATCAGTTTTAAATAAAGGTGAAACCTCTTTTGAATTAACAAAAGAGTATGAATCTGATTTAAAGATGTTATATGGTGGAAGCTATGTAATAAAAGCATATAATTCTGATAAACTACAAGTATTTGATTGTTTATATTTTAATAGTTCAAATTTAACAGAAGATAAATGGTTTAATAGAAGGAACAAACTAAATTCTATGAACTTTAAAAATAATATACAAAAGCTTGACAGCACAGTTGTGGATTCAGTTGATAGCGTTATGATTGCAATTAAGCTAAGGAGTCTTGCAAAATCAGATGTTTCTGTTAAAGAATGTAATTTAACATATAATTTATCAAATGAGTATATTAAAAAATTTGTTTCAGAAGATGTTAGGGTTCATGATGTTTACGTAAATGATGTTGAAGAACAATTACTTACTTGTTCAAACGAGGGGTTCTTTAAAACTTGGAGTCCAAGAATGGCGTATTATTTAGGATTCATAGTTACAGATGGTCATGTCGATTACCCTAATGGTTTAGTTGAGATAATGATTAGTAATGAAGATAAAGAAATACTTAATGGTATTGCAAGTTCACTCGGCGGTATATCCCCAAAACCAATAAATAATTCATTAAGGTTAAGATGGAGATCTAAAAAGATGCTTGAAGATTTAAAGAAATTGAAAGCAACCGGATTAAAAGAATCAAGAACTACTTATAAAATAGTTCCAGAAGCATATAAGTGGGATTTCTTAAGAGGAATGTTTGATGCAGATGGAAATAATTATAAAGGCAGGTTACAAATGGATAATTCTTGTGGTGGATCACTTAAATGGGCTCATTCACAATTTAAAACAATAGCTGGGAAAGATGCACACATATATGAATATACCAAACATTGGAAGTCACCACACCACAAATTAGTTATACTAGGTGAAGGTGCAAAGAAATTACACAAAAAATTATATTCTAGAAAACCTTATCTAAGTAGAAAAGGTAAATTCACTGGTAAATAATATGGCAAGAGGCAGACAAGTTGGAACTACCGAAGTTTCACTAGTAGATATTAAAAAAATAATAGATATGACTCAAGAAGGTTATACTAGAAGAGAAATTGCTAATTCTGTAAATAGGGCGATGGACACGATTTATAGGTATCAGGTCAAATACAAAGTTCTTTAAATAACATTTATAAAGCTTTCGGTTTAGAAAGATATTTAAATACGAATAAATAATACTCTCTATATAAGTTTTTGGTAAATAAATTGGTTGACATAAATAATATAAAACTTCCTTACATTATAAGGGATAAAATACTTATGAGTCCTGGAATTTGGAATAATTTTTATTACTCTCCAGAAGAAATAAGAAATTCTTTTTCTAAAACAGATTGGAAGTCAAAAGAAGTAAGATCACTATTCTTAGATCATGTTGATAACATGAGCAAGGAATGGGTTGGTGAAATACAAAACCCGAGATTAGTTGGGGATGTTGTTAAAGGAGACCTTGTTATTGTAGATAGACCAACAGCCATTAAATTAGCATACGGTGCTAAAATGGGAATATCACCAAAAGTAACAGGTCAAACCGAAGATGGTGAGAATGTTATGCATCAATTTCTCTATGATAATTTTTCTGTCGTTATAAACCCAGCTGTTAAAACTACTTGGATAAACAATATGGACATGGCTGCTTTTGAAAAAATAAGGAATGAAAAAGGAATGAGTCCTGATGAATTTTATGCAATTCCTATGGACCCGCCAAGTGCAAGTAAATTACCTATTTATGATGTAGCACATGTTAGAAATGCTCTTGCTAGAATAAATCAAGTAAGTGGCGTCTCTGAAGAAGTTTTGAAAAAAGCTTTGAATAAAATAAATGCAGCAGCAAAAAAGTTTAATATTAAAGTAAACGATAAAGAAAAGGAGGAAAATAATATGGATTCTAAAGAAGAATTAGATTCTGTTAGTATGGAAGAAGTAGATCAAGATTTAAATGATTACACTG